TTGGCTGTTCCTACTGCATTTGAAGTCCTTATTAAAGCTGATTTATCTGCACCATTTACTGTGAACAACTCTGAAGGTGCTGTTGTCCCGATTCCAACATTCCCAGACGAATCTATACGAAGTCTTTCGTTACCACCTGTAGAAAATCCAATAATATCTGATCCTGTAAATAATCCTGTATTTGTATCCGTTCCACCAATCGAGGGGCTGCCTGCACTGCCGTCAGGAAAATTTATACCGTTAGCTGTAATTGTCGTTGCCATATTTAAATTTTAACCTCCATTAAACGATAGTCCATACAGAACCAGAAGGAATTGTAATCGTTGCTGATACTGTCACTGGCCCTGCTGACATTGCATTGAAATTACTTGTAATCGAATGATTGGTAGATATTGTTGCTGCTGTTTCTATAATGCCGTTTGATACAGTTGCCACTCCTGTAACCTTTGCTCCTGTACTGGTAAGTTCAAATTTAGTTGAACCTCCAAGCTGAAGTAACAAACTACCTGTACCAGCGTCATTAATAACAGAGTTGCTTGCATTATGAAAAATTTCTAAATCATTCCCTGTCCCGAATCTAGCTTTAACATTATCGTTGAAATCTACACCGATAGATCCACCTACGGATGTAACACCTGTAAGATTTGATCCATCTCCGTAATACGCATCTGCATAGACATTTCTATAGCGAGTGCTAGTTGTTCCAATGTCATATGTACTGTCAGTCTGAGCAAGAATATGTCTTAAAGAAGAGTTGCCATTTACAGTAAGTCCTGCACCTACGTCTAAATTACTTGAAAAAGATGCAGCACCATAAAAAGTGTGGATCATTCCTGATGACGCTATCGTATATCTGGTTTGTGGATTATCAATATCTCTTATAACGAAAGATCCGTTTTGGTTTCTTATCTCAAAATCATTTTCACTATCTGTGTCATTTAATAATATCGTTGGTAAAGTACTTGATATTTGAAGCTGACCAGTTGTTTGTATATTTTGCGATCCAAAATCAGGAGCAATCTTCGTTCCAGCTATCGCTGCACTTGCGTTTATATCAGCATTTACAATCGCTCCATCTGCTATCTTCGCACTCGTAACACTATTATCTGCTGGTTCACTTACTCCAAGACTTTTAAAAGTAAGAATAAAAAAGTCACTACCTGTTGCTGGTGCGTCACCTAAAATAATATCTGTTCCATCAACACTGAATCCTTCACTCGGTTGACCTGTTCCTGCTACTGGCTTCTGTATAACACCGTTAATACTGACAAGTAACTGTTGTGCTGATACAGATGGAGGGGCAGACAAGGTAAATCTATATGCAGATCCGTTAAATGTTGCACTGCCACCACCCGTTCCAGATGATGAACTAAGTGTATTTATTGCAATATCACTACCACCACCAGCTATCTCAGCAACACTGCCATTATCCATCTTGGTAAATAACTTACCAACGTCAGTTCTTATCGCTACTTCTCCGACAACGAGATCATTAGCAACTGGATCGCTACCAGAACCTCTTTTATGCTTGATTACATTAGCCATTAGCTATAACCTCCTTCAGATTAATAGCTACCACCGTCTATGGTTATACCATCAAATGTTGTTAGGTTTGTGATCGAACCACCTGTTATTGCAACAGAGTTAGCAGCCTGGGTAGCAATACTGCCAAGACCTAGCGTTGTACGGGCAGCAGCAGCATTTCCAGCAGTTCGTAAAGTTTTTGTAAAAGCAGTAAATGATAAATTATCTAAAGCTGCTGAAACTGTTGTTGCACCAGTTCCACCGTCAGCTATTGCTAAAGTTCCTGTAATGTTACTTGCATCTAACTTTACTGCTAACTTTGCAGATTCAATAACAAGGCCACCGTTAGTTTTTAGATCAGTGGATAATGTATTTCCTGATTTTTGTAATCCATCGCCAGCTATTATCTGACCAGCACCAGAAAACTGTGCAAAGGTTAGGTTATTCGTTCCAACAACAGCAGATCCAGTATCAGAAGTACAGGTAAATCCATTTTCTGCGTTAACTGTTCCTTGCTCTACAAAAACAAAAGCACCAGCAGCGTTAGCACCTGTAGCCATATCTGTAGCTCTTGATGGTGCTCCAGATGCGTTTACATTATAGATACCGTTTTGTGATGCAGTACTTTGGTTTTTAATTAATATTCGATCACCAGTTTGTAGCGTTACACCGTCTATGGATTGACCATTAGCAAACGCAGTAGATAGTGTGCCATTTGCAGTAGTTGTAGCAACAACAGAATCTTTTACATCAAGCCCTTGAGCAACTCCATCTACATATCCTTTATTTGCTGCGTCATTATCACCAGTAGGATCTGCTAATCCTGTTATTTTCTGAGAGTTTAATGAAACTGCACTGGTTGGAGCAGCCATTTGATCTAAAGTATTTGTTCTAACCCCTGCATCAAAATCACTGATCTTTGTATGAGCAATACTTGGAATATCAGCAGCGACTAAAGCTCTGAATGTAGGTGCAGCATCACTTCCAGTTGTAGGACCAGATAAAACAGCATTTGCACTTCTTACTGTATCTTTATCAAAAAACCCCCCGATTCCACCGATTTTTATAACACTTGTAGCTGATCCACCAGCACCGCCTGTTCCTTTTCCTATAAATAGCGTTTCATTACCTTCACTAAACGCCAGTTCTGCGTTGGCTAGTGAGGTAGGTGCTGACGATCCAGTAGATCTTTTAATTCTTAAGGTGTTTGCCATGTTAGAAGTTTCCTCCGTCTACAAGATTTTCAACGGTGCGAGTTTGATCTGCTTTAAATGTACCACTTGTTGAATCAAAATACACTACTGAATTGTTGACTTTGTTGGAATCATTTAAAGGAGTGCTTGATGTTGCAAAAGATGGTCCTTGTGGTCCTTGAGTTGCAACTGTAACAACATTAGTATCACCGTTAACAGTAACGGTGTTCTTTTCAGTTGTAATACTTACATTACTCATGTTGTAGTGTAACCCTCGCTTACAAATATTGTACCTTCTAAATAATATTCTTTGGCCCCTGCTGCATCAACTAATAAAACATCATATTTTAAAATATCTGGAGTAAATGTTGCAGTTTGAGTATCAGTAAGAGTAATACTTACCGACCCAGCAACTCTGTCTGTATAGCTAACAGAAAAATCTGCATATTTTGTGGTGCGTGTTTCTTCCCAAACCTGTGCAGCTACAGTAAATCCAGTAAGATTTATGGCGTTATTATTAGAGTCCTTAAAAATAAGCGGAATTGTATGATCCGATCTTCGCTGGATAGTAAAGTTGTATGTACCAGGTTCGATTGCCATAATTAAAACTTAATAATATACATCATAGCTATGTTGCGAGGTCTTGATTCTGAACTTCCATCATTTTCAGTTGTTGTACTCGCATTAACACCAGTATTTTCATTTGAAGTTTTACCTACATTTGGGTCACTACCTGTTCTAGCAACTATATTATATGCTTCGTTTTTATTACCCGCCCCCGTACCAGATGACGGGAAGTTACTACTGCTTAAGTTACTATTGTGTTGACGCTCTCCAGCATTTCCTGACCTAAATGAATGGTGGAAGTGACCTGGATCTGAAATTGATGTTGTTGCTGGATGATTGTGACTTTTGTTTGCAGAAGTTTGCGGATCATTAATACTTCTTCCACTGTCCACGCCTCTTCCATTATCAAAACCTCTAACAAATTCACCTCTTAGGTCAGGTAAATTAAAAGTACTTGATCCGTCACCCGTTCCATACTGTGTACCAATCACAGCAAATAAAGCAGCAAAAGTAGTTCTAGACACGGCTTCACCATTACATTCTTTATACCCTGATGGAACAGTAGCTACTGCCATACAGAACACAGAACCAGTTGGTACACCTTGTACTGTTGTAAATGATAACGCTCCTGAACCATTGGTCTGTAAAAACTGACCATTCGTACCATCAGCAGCAGGTAAGGTAAAAGTTACATTATTACTGACAGAAGCAGGTGATTTTAAGGCAACAAAAGGAGCACCACTGGAATCTTGAAATCTAATAGGCAGTCCATTACTCATATCCAAACCATTGTCACTTATTTCTACTCTTTCAACACCAGCAGTTGCAAAACCTATAGTATTTGATCCGACTCTAAATATTCCTGTGGTTGTATCTCCATCAAAAGCAATAGCTGGAGCACCTGCACCTGCACTATCATCAGCCAAAAGCTGACCTGTCATCGTACCACCTGCTCTTGGTAGTAATCCTAAGTTGGCAGAATCCACAGATCCTACAATTACAAATCCATCATTAGCTGAATTTCTTATTTTTAAATTATTGCTATCTGCCGTATCTACATAAGGCATAAAAGGTGATGTATTACTAGGATCAGAACCACCACTATTTAAAGTTTTTATCGCATCAAAAACAGCATTGAGGTCACTTCTTACAGAAGCTCCAGAGGCATTGGCAATATTATAGTCCGATACTTGACTCATCTAAATAATACTTTTCTTCATATTACACCCCTTTACCATATCCTACAGCAGAAAAAGTAAAAGACCTATCAACAAAAGTATTAACATTGTTTCTCATGACCTTAATTGTAAAACCTGTTCCGCTTACATTAGATATTTGAAAGAAATCACCATCTATAGCATCTTGTATTGTAATTCCAATAGAAGGTAAAAACGCATTTGCTCCTCCTAAAGATGACGTACCAACAAAGAAAGGTGTTCCAAAAGTAACTGTTTTACCAGAAGAAGATGTCCCTGATTGTTGTGGGGCGTTAGAAGTGCTACCTCCTGTTTGATAATTCTGCTCTGTCCTTGATTGAAACTCTGCTGTAAAACCTGCTTGTTGCACGTTCATATTTTGCGAGACATTAGTTGTTTCTAAAATTAATTTAAATTTAAATCTACGACCTTTAAATGTACCATTAGCAAAATTATTAAATATTCCAAAACTACCTGATGCTGTTTGAGATGTTGCTACCTGTATCTGACAGTTTGCTTCATCTGCTGCTGCACCATCAAAGTTACCATCAATAGCATAATCGTCCCAAAAAGATCCAGTTGGAATGATTGTTTCTATATCTGTACCTATAACAAAACCAATCGAACGAATTACTCGTTTTAAGTCAAGAGAAAATACTCCTCCTAGATCTAAAATATCTTTAAAAGCATATTCTCCTGTTGCATTTGTAGCTGGATTCGTAAGTTGTAAAGCACTTGTACCAGTATTAAACGTAGTATTTGTATCAACACCATCAAAAGGAGGAGAGTCTAAATCTTCTCTATCCTGTAAGATTACTTGAGTATCAATAAGATCAGGTAAATCCTGTATTACACTGGCTTCTCCTGTACTAAAGTTTCCTTGGTCATCTTGAAACTTAAGAATATACTCTCCTTCTAATGAAGGTACAACAACATCTGTTGTGTTTCCAGCCAATGCAGTGACAAGATCAACTGAGTTTTGGAACGTACCACTGCCATCAGTTAAGTTGCTGTGTCTTACATATACTCTTCCCCCATGCAAAACGTCAGGATCTACAGCTTTTGTCCATCTAAGTCTTACCAATTTATTAGTAATTGGTTCCATAGATAAGTTTTGAACATTTCCTGGTGGTGCTGTTTTACCAACGGCATTAAAAGTAAGATCAGAAGATGTTGCAGATAATTTTAAGGCCGCATTAAATGAGAACACTCTAAATTCATAAGTTCCTGCTTCTGTACCAGTAATTTCAAAGTCAGGTCTAAATACAACTTCATTTACCCAGTTGGTATTGTTAAATCTATATTGAACAAGATATTGACTTACACCTGTAACTGAAACCCAAGATACAATTAATTTAGTAACCGCAAGAGCATTTATAACAACAACTCTTTCTGATGCTTGTAAGTTTGATGGGGGATTTTTGGGGCTATTAAGTAATGAAACACCTCTAGGCGGTAAAGAAATACCTTGTTCAATATTTGCATACTTTTCATCAATATAAGTTAATGCAGTAATCGCATAATTAATACCATCTTGTTCTTCAACAGTTATTACTCTAAATGTTTTTGGCCTTTCATCAGGTTCAATTCGATCACTTTGCACATACCAAATAGAATTAACATTTGGTGTTGTAGATAAAGGAGCGGATGAATCTAATGTAATTACACTGCCTACAATTCCTGTTATATTTTTTGTTTCTAACGATCCATTTGGTAATATTACGCTACATTTTTGATTTGGACCACCAAAAGTATCTAAATCTGTTGCGTTATCTACAGTAATTTGAGTCGTAGAAGCAGTTTTAATTCTTCCAGAGCGTCTAGAACCATGACGAACAGGATCGTTAACAGAGATAACAGATCCAGGTCTTACTATCGCACCAGCATCTATTGATGTTGTAAAGCTGATTACTTCTGATTCATTTTGCTCACTAAATAATATTGCTTTACCTAATCTTTGGGCTTGACCACGGGAAGTACAGGCAAATGCTTTTACATCTTTTTTAACTATCCCTAACTTTGCCTGTGCAGCAGTATCTTCTACAACTTCAAAATCTATCTCTTTACTATCCATGTTGAAATAACTAACAGAAATAACAGTATGTCTTTGTTTTAAGCTGCTACCAGAATATGAAAACCCACCTTCACCTACATTTGCCAAGCTAAATAAATAACTAGGATCAGTTGGTTTGTCCTGTGAAATAGTAACAGAACCTTCAGACCATATTGGAAAACATCTCATAACACCAGCTAACTCATTTATTAACTCATAAGCCTCCATAGATCCCTGTAAATTTACATTGCAACTAAATCTTGCCTCTTGTCCTCCAAATCCGTCTGATACCAATTCATTTGCGTATCTACTAGCTGCCACAAAACTAAATAAATCTAAACTTGCATCTGTAATATGCGTTCCAAATCCGTACCTTTCAGTCGTGAGAAGGTCGAGTAGCACCATGCTTGGGCACGAGCACCACACAGCAGCCCCCATCGTTCCATTAAATATATAACCACTTGGATAAATTATTCTGCCTGTTTGTAAATCAACAGTAGGTGTACCAGAGTTTGATGCTCCTGCTCCTGGTATTCTTACTTTCACTCCACGAATACGAAAAGATCTTTTTGGTATGGAACTAAACTGTTCAGAATCTATCCTTAAATTCGTATAAGCACTATTAGGGTAAGTTTGCTTATCATCAATAATTTCACCAATACTTGTCCAAGTAAAAGCATCTTTAAGTGAATCAGATGTACTGTCTGCTGTAATTCTTACAACTCTTATATCTACAGGAAATGCACCAGTTATATTTACACGATATTCTTTTTGGTACGCATCAGCAGTTCTACCAGTAATAGTGTCTGATAAAACATCGCTGAAACCACCCCCGTTATATTGAACTTGTATTTTTAACCGAACTGAAGAACCAAGTAAATCTCCTTGATCTGTAGCTTTTTGTAGTTGGGGAAAAGTTATTGTTACCTTGATAGCATCTGGGTTAGGATTCGGACTCTTATCAGGAATCTGACGGGTAACAGGTGTGGAATTTGTTACAGAAACTCCTACACCAGATGTAGATTGACTACTTTCAATACCTGGAATATGAAGTTGGTTTGACGTTCCAAAACGAGGTGTGAATTCTACGTTCTGAAAGTTAAAATCAGCAGTCTGTGGATTTGTATTACTAGCACTTGAATTAAGAATAGGAGTATCGTTTAAAAATATATCTTTTAATGCTGCATTGTTATATGCAGTAGTACCTTTTGTAAGTTCTGCTTTTGATGCGGTAGCAAAACCTTCTATCTCTCCTTCAGATAATAAATCCTGAATCGTAGCAAACTGTCTACTGTTTAAGGTATCAGGTGCTCTTGTGGGAGATGGTGGAGTGGGCGGTGGACCACCAGAACCTCTGATAATTTTATCTGTCATGCTTGTACCTGATTAGTGTCAATTCCTGCTGAGATCACAACCGACCCAGTTATAATCTCTCCATAAACTATTGGATGGCTAGTTCCTGCACGGCTAGTATTTTGCACCCCGGAAAAACTGAATGATATTCTTGGATCTTCTTCATTTGAGAAGTCAGGCAAAGTAGGTAAGGGAAATAACATTTCAGATACACCCGTTAAAGTTAACGCTGCACCTATTCCAAATAAACCTTTAGATAAAGCTCCTCCTGTTATTCCTGTTTTGGTAAAGGCAATAGAACCGGGAACAGCAAAAGCTAATCCTATCATTGCAACCCCTAATAAAGTTTTACCTAAACCTCCTCCAGCACCAGCAATTACTGGAACGATACTGATGTCCGATTGCCCTACTGGATTCTGTATATCTTCCTCTCCTATCTCATAATCATCTACCAACACCTTGTAATATCTTTGACTCATGTGTTCTTCTAACTTCGGAAAGTTACTGACAAGAAAACGTATTGCATCGGCAGTAGAATTTATCACAGCTTCTAGTTCTTTATGACCTATAAAGTCAGCTAATTCTCCATAAAGTTTAACTTTTCTGAGCATAGCGATACCTCTTACCAGTACATTTTAACAACCACTCAGAATATGGCTCTCTACAAGATAGTCTATCTGCTAAATGATGTAAAACCATATCTCCAAGAAAAATAGCTACATGATTTAAAGTTGGGTGCATTATTGACATCAATAACACATCTCCAACTTCTAATTTCTCATCTGACCTAAGTTCTCTAAAACCTGTTCTCCAAGCATAATCTTCAAACAAAGGGTTTTCTAAAAATTCCTGCGGTGACATACTTCTTTGATAGTCCCTAAGTTTTATACCTTTTTCTTCTTTATACCAATCAACAACTAAACTCCAGCAATCGGTTACACCCCACACCCATTCACGACCTAGTAATGGTGGTTTATATCCGCATGGTTCTAAATATGCCCACTGTTCTGTTTTAGGATTTACAATATGCCACGGTAAATTACTATTTTCGCAACTAACTTTATCTGCCTGACTAGGATCAGGAGGTGTTATAGGGTGACTATGAACAACACCAATAATTTCACCTACGTTATCTGCCTTTACATAATCTTCTGGGTCGATAATAAAACACTGATGATCTGTCATAGACAAATTACGACAAGGAAAATATCTTTCTTTACCTTTTATATTTAAAAGCAAACCACATGATTCTTTTGGATCTTCACGTTGAGCATGAAGTAGTGCCTTATATTTCCAACTCATTGATTGAACGTACCAATGCTAGGAAATAACGCACGGGTGCATTGACGTTTAGGTGCTCTAACTCCAGCCATATCAATGGCTCCTGCTAATTCAAACTCTACTACCTCTCTGTTTTCTGCGGACTTTCTATCTATAACATATATTTGACGTTTAAATTCTGCTGTAGGATCTGGTGTACCTAATGGATTTGAGTTACCTGGAAAGTTTACAGCATCTAAAAATCTTGCCATCGTTCTTATTCTTGTAACAGTAGCACCTGTTAAATCATTTCCTGCGGTTGTTGCGTTAACAGTAAGAAGAATTGCAGATATAGTTCCTAACGCATTACTTACAACAAGTTTTGGTCTTGGAATTTGACCACGTTGATATGCAAAACCTGTCGCTTCAATAGGAAATCTAAGATAAGAATTACCAGCCCAAACTATTTCACCGTTTGCATTTAAATTACTTCCAGAATGAAACCTATAGATTGTAGTAGCACCATGTAACCCGTTGTTTAATTGAAGTGTAAAAAGTTCAATAATCGCAGAAGGGTTTATTTTCTGTACTTCACTAAATACAGGAGCAGTACTCACGGTTCAAACACCTCTCTAAATGTTGTCTGTATTGTTGCTCTATTTAAATATGGAATAGATTTTGACCATGCTTCACAAACAAATTTAGAAGAACTAGCCTCTCCTGGTGGAGTAAAATCAAAGCTGGCACTATCATTTGCTCTTGCATCTAAAAATGTTTCTATAGTATCCGCATCTGTTTCTGATACTTCAAACGTGAAATTAAATACTTTTGGGTTTTGATGTTGTGCTAACCCGAATAAGATTCTATGTTCATAACCGTCTGCGAAACGAACTGTTCTAGTATTTGGTGCTGATCTTTTCTGTTGTCCGTATGTTGGGGTAATTGAGGGGAAGGTAGCCATTATGTAAGTAAACCTCCGGGTCTTTTCTGTTCTAATAATTCAGATTGTACTGCAACTGATATAAGACGACCAAGTTCTCTACTTTGTTGTTCATTACCTTCGACTGAAGAACCAGAAGCATCTACATTTACTACTACATTTGTAGACCCTCCAAGAGCATGATTTGGTGTAATCATTCCAGAAGATCCAGGTGTGAACAATTCTGGACCACGTTCTCCTACAATGTAACTGCCTCCTCTTCTTACAGGTCCACCGTCTGCTTTAAATAAGCTGCCAATTCCAGGGATACTGCCAAGTAACGAATTTACCCCAAACTGTAAGAGGGTTCTAGATATTTGATTAAACACACTGGTTGCTACTTCACCTAAGGTTTTAGTTCCTTGGATTGCACCCTCTATAGCATCTACTAAGCCACTTTCAACAGTTGACGCAATACTCTTGTATAGTTCTAGTGTTTTTTCCAGCTGGTTTTGTAATCTCAATTCGTCTGCTATTTGTTCTTTTTTCGTATCACTTATTTCTATCTCCTGTAACTTAGCGGCTTCTACAATTTTATTAACTTCTTGTTGTATTCTTGCTTCTTCTGTACCTAAAACAAGTGAATTTTGTAAAAATTGAGTTCTGTCCGATATGCTTTTAGTCATCTCTTTAAGTCTTATTTTGTTCTCCTCATTAAGATCAGACTCTTTCTGAAGTTTTTCATTTAGTCTCTGCTGCTCTATTACTTTCTTCTCTATATCTTTAAGTTCTGCGGCTCGTTTAATGATTCCCATTGGTCCACTGTTTAGTATTTCATCCCTTCGTGCAATTAAGTCTTGGACATTAGACTTCTTACTAAGCTCTGCTCTTTTAAGTAAATTTGACCTTTCGAAAGGTTTGGTAAATTTAGATAAACCTCCTAATCCGAATATTCCCTCGTTGTTTATTTTGTTCATAAAACCAGCAAATCCAGCAGCGAGTCTAGTCATTAAGATATTCATATCATTACCGAACTGTTTAGAAGCCTCTCCAAACTCTTGTAAACTTCTTACACCTTCATCGCCGACTATTCTGCTTAGTCTTTTTATGGATTCGTTATATGCAGCTTGCTTTCCCTGTGTTCTTTCAAGTACCTGTAAGTATTTAGCAGAGGGTGTACCTACTAAACCTAAACTTTTAGTAACTTGGTTTATATCTAAACTTGTTTTACTAAATGCGTTACCTACTGCTGCTACTCCATCAATAACTTGTTGAATCTGAGTAAGTGCAGCAGTAGCAATTAAACCTCCAGCAAATCCACCAGTCTGTCCACCAAGTTTTCCACCAATCATTCCTCCGGCAAAACCAGCAGCAGCACCTAATGGTCCTTGTCCAAATAACAATGGAAATGCACCACTTATTAATGCTCCTGATAGTACACCACTTCCCCCTGCTGCTTTCTTCGGAACTGTGCTTGGTCCAGGAATTATACTTCCTTGATTAGTTATATTTAGTGGTGAACTTGGTCCTAAAGCTGCACCTGAATGTCTAGGTATTGGTGTTTTCTTTACTTTTGCTGAATCCTTCTCTACTTTGTTTTGTTTTTGTTTTTCCCTGGTTATCTGTTGTTCTTTTCTGTGTGTCTTGATCGCTAGAGCCAGTTTGTCTCGTTCTGTTTTTAGGGCTGCTTTTCCTACACCCTTTTGACCCATTGCAATATCATTTAACTTCTTTATTCTTCGCTCAAGATTATTTAACTGCTGGTTAATCTTTTTAACATTCAGTTGTATATTTACTTCGTAATTAGAGCCAGCCACTAATTTAGATAAAACATTGATTCTAGTTTAGCGTACCTTACGGTATTGAGCTTTCTTTTGGGCATCTTCGTATGCTTTCTTTTCTCTTTCGTGCTTAAGACTGAAGTATGCGTTCCATCCATAGACTTCTTCTAAGGTCATATTTTTACGCAAATATTCGACTGTCATTCCTAATGTTTCAGCAATCATAAACTGAAAATATAAGTAATGGTCCTTATTCAGTTGTGCTTTTTACGGCATCAGGAGTAGCCTCCTCGCCCAACTCTTGCATCTTAGTCATAAGTTCAAGTAGAACTCCTAGTGGTATTTCTCTTCTTAGGCTTGCTCTATCTGCATCAACAAATAGCTTTTGACCATTTTCATCTTCAGCTTTATTTATAATTACCTGGAGAGCAAAGTCTAGGCTGCTTTCGTTCTGTGCTCTATTGGAAGCTATTAGAGTATCATTTATTGCATCTCGATCAGCAATAGTCAGTGGTGTCCAGTACACTTGCAGGATTAGTTCGCCATCTTTGTATATAGGGTAGCTACTTCTTTTGCCTATGCTAAACGCTTGCTTTAGCCTGTCGATTGCTCTTTCTGGTGACATAAAGTTGAATAATGTATTCTTATACTATACTACTACTTTATTATTTAAAACCAACTTTTTTGAATGCTTTATTTATATCTTTGTTGATAAGCCCACCTAGCGTGTAGACGTTATACCAGTTTGGCCCTTTAGCGGTTATCTTGTGTTCTTTTGCGTGTTCTGAGTATGTAACCTGTTTATTTTTAAGATTTGGAAGCGTTTGCCCTGGAGCATTTATAGCGAAACCAGCATACTTAGCTCTGTTTCCTACATATAAATCTTGACCTATTTTTGCTGTAGGTACTCTTGCGTTTTTAAATACTCTGCCTTCTCTAGGTGGAATAACGAAATACGGATACTCTGGCCTTCTTTTTCGTCTTGGCTTAACAGGAGTTTTGGATACAACCCAGTTTTCACCGAATGTTCCTGTCCACCACGGCCCGTCTTCAGTTAGAGAATGCACTATATCTTTTGCTAATTGCTTTCTGGCCTTTAATACTAACTTTCTCAAGTCGGTAGGCATTTTTGATAGTGGTTTTCTGCTAGGCATTAGCACTGAAGTCGCAGCTAACGACTGTTAAAAAGTGGGTGTCTCCCTCCACGGTGACAGCAGTTGGTCCTTCTATTTCAGAGACTCTAGGACTTACTGCAAATTTATCCACATAAGTAGGGCTATTTATAGAAGTTAATCCTGTTATTACGGATTGAGCAACAGCAGATGCTGTAGCACTTCCACGATTAGGCGGGGTCATTATTCCACATCTTATTGACCCCGCATAATATGTTTGTGCTGCTCCTTGTGGTTGGGCGGTGGCTTGACTGAAGTTAAGATTTACCATCACATACTTTTTATTTCGACCTGGGGTAGAGAAAGGCATATTATCGAAAATTACGTTTACCGTTGGGTCGGTATCGTTTACTGATGTGAGGATTGCATTTTCAAATGCTGCTCTTGCTTTTATTAAACTCATTAGAAAATAACGTCAATACGGAACAGGTATTCCTGTCCTCCTTTTAGTGTGCGAATATCTGTTATCTTTGCTCCTCTTGTCGATCCAGAAAATGTAAGTGTTACTTCGTCTTGTAATAGAGGCTGGCTGTCTCCGATTAGATCAGGTGTTATGTAAAGTCTGGCGATGTTTTCCTGAAAACCTGATTCTTCACTGGACTGTACAAACTCTATTGGAACTTTAATATTATAAGTTGTATCTACTGTATAGAACTCACCTGAGTCTGCGTCATAGCTAGATATACCCTTTCGTGTGTAAATAATTGATGAGTCTAATGAGTTCCCAAGTTGAGACACCACCTGTTTTGCTATCTTTTTTAGTGCTGTGTCCAGTTGTCCTGCCATTATCCTCTAACCACTCTCATTTGAAAAGCTCCTGCTCCACCTAGCATATATGCTCCAAGGTAACTTTGCAGCCAAGGGTATTTATCCATGATATTATTTACAGTTCCAGTTCCCTGGCTAGTAGTGTTGTATTTAACTTGAATATCTCCTAGTTTTACTTCTTCAATATTTCCGTCTGTACCAGTGTTACCTGTCATAGCGTCTGTTTCGTTGGCTAATGCTCTAGCTAGTTCGTACTGTGCATATTTGATATTATTTGGGATTGTTGTGCAAGATAGCTCTACATCATCTACCTGATAGTTATTTCTAGGGAATTTTAGTGCTTGTCCTTGATCACATCTATCTCCGTAAAATATGAAGCTGTCGATCCATCTTGTAGCTGCTATTAATGCTCTGTTTTTCTGATCGTCTGTTTTATTTGTCCAAGTACTTGAATCTGGTACGGTTTCAAAATATGTATTAGCTTCTGCCAATGTGACATAGCTATTTGCAGTAGCACTTGATAATGTTGCTGTTATAGTAGCTGCCACGATCCAAAAAGTAATTTAGTTTTATTGTAGCGTAAAGAAAAAACCCCACCAATATTCGGTGAGGTTTGATGACCACAAATTAATATTAAAATTAATATGTTGAAGTGTCTAGAGGAGAGTTAACTGTTAACTGAACTAATGGGATCAAGTCAGCATCATATGTGATAGCCCACTTGTTAGCTGTTGCTAAGTTTGCATTAGTTGGGTTGTCAGCAGCATCATTCCACTTAGTACCCATAACGTGATACGCAGTGTGATAATCAACAGATAGAACATCTTGCTTAGAAAGAATGTTTCTTTCAGCTTCGATTCTTAGTGCAGATTGCTGTCCTTCTAGGATTGTGCCAGAAGTCGTTAAGTAGCAGAAGAACTCTACCTGATGACCACTTGAACTAGATGGTGCAACTGTGTTAACAGCAGAGTCAACAACAACTGTGCAACCAGCAAATTCACCAACTGCTCTGTCGCTGATACCAACACCACCGCCACCCCACTGGATACCTGTTCCAGTAGATAAAGCAGAAGTAGAGAAAGTTAACATACCAACCTGATATAGGTAGTAAGCAACTGTTGGGTGAACGATAAGAATATCTAGATCCTCACCTCTTTCTCCAAGTAGGTTTCTTGCTCTTGCAATAGCAGAGGCAGTTAAGAAGTTAGCTTCAGTAGCACTAGCACCAGCTTTTGCTAGGTCTAGCTTGTTGCTTGCAAGTGCAGTTCCAAATAAACCAGCTAAATGTGAGAACAATCTAGCGTTGTTTAGTTTGTTGATTGCATCTGCAAGTTGATTTCTGATGTGACCCATTGGATCTTCACCAGCAGCTAAAACTGCAATATCGTCTACAGCATAAGCAAATGCTCTATGACAGATAGTTGCAATTTGTGTTCCTGTACCAATCTTCTGTGGTGTTAGATAACCAGCAGTAGATGTACCCCAGTTTGCAGCACCAGTAAGAATTTCTTCTGTTGGAGCGATTGGGTTAAACTCAGGAACTTGAATTCTTGTACCACCTTCGCTTGCATCTAGTAATGCGTTACGAGTGATAGCACCAGATTGTAAAAATGCACTACGCTCTTTTATAGCTTCGGAAACGTATGTGCTGAGATTATTTCTCTTTACGATGTCCGCTAATAGGACACCGCCCGAATAGTTCTGAAATGGAGCAGCCATTCAGATCTCCTTGTTACTTTTGCGATACCCTAATCACAGATTAAGGCGTTAGTCTCACAGAAACTAACTATTTCTTTTGAGCCTCCCTCTTCAGCACGGCTGCGAGGTCGGGGTTCTCATTCTCCATTATAAGCTGTTGCGTCAAATTGCCAGTATTCCACGGATTTTCTGAGCCACCTGACACATTTCCTACAGGACTTGGTTTTGCACCCATACCAGCAGCAGTGCTTGGTTTGAAATGATGTTCCCAACCACTCCCAGGATTTTTGAGACTCGTGAGATAAGCTCCTAAATCTTGCTCTACACCTCCGTTTATAACTACTACTTTACCTTCAGCATTTTTCTGTAGCTTACTTTGTAGTAATGACAAGGTTTGTTCCGCGTTAATCGCACCAAGATTACTGATAGCTGCAAGTGCTGTTTGTTTTGTAGATGCAACTTCGTTAGAAGTTTTCATGTCCTGTAACTGCTGAGACAAGCTATTGATCTGTGCATCTTTATCTTGTGCAGTTTTATTTGCTTCTTCCCAAAGAGTTTTGTATTGTCCTTGATCTTCTAGTTCCTTGGTACGTTTTTCTTCTTTTTGTTTGTAAACCTCATCGAGTTTACCTTTTATACCTTGAAACTTTTCCTGTGCTTCAGCAGCTTCTTTTTGGGCAGCAGCTAGTTTTGCTTCGTATTCTGCTTTTACAGAATCAAGATTTGGTGCTTGTGGTTGTGTTTGTGAAGGAGTTTCAGTCACAGACTGATCAGTAGGAGCCACAGACTCAGACTGAACTACTTTTTCTTCGATTGCCATAGATTAGTCGGATAGTGGGCTTGTAGATTTTTTGTTAGAAACTTTTTTAGTCTCTTTCTTAACCTCTGGTTTTGGTTTCTCTGCTGGAGTGGATTTAACAGCAGGGATCTCTGCCAGTTGCCACTTATATGTTCCATCAGATTGCTGAACATAATCTATGTGCTTGCCCATGATTTGTATGTATTTACATACTATTGTAGCAAACTATTCAGGTTTGGCCTCATTTGCTGTTGGTAAAACTTCACCTTGTACCAAAATATCTCTAAATTCTTCTCTATCAATGACTTGTTGATCGAATAAAGATGTCAAAGCTGTAATATCTTGTCCAATCAATCTTTCAATATCAAAATCTCTGCTTATTTTTACTTCTGGTGGCTCGATTCCAACATATTCGGCTGATAGATTGAAGGCTTTTTGTAGCTTTTGCTCAAGTTCCATGGAAACCATAGCAAGCATAGAATTAGTATCTACACGATCTAGTCTGCGAGCATCTGCTGATTCTGCAACAAACTTCTGTTGTGATAATGTACTAATGCCTAATGTTGCCATCTGCATCTGTAGTTCTTTTATTTCTGCTGATTGTGCATCAAAAGCACTGGAAGCTGGCTCTACATAGTAAACTTTGTTGCCAGGTTGAGTTGCCATTGCGTAATTTACAGATATAGCAAGGTCTTTTGTCTGATCGTCATAACCTTCCATGACCAATAACGGTTGGGATGCAACGTGCAAACTATGAATTAAGTCAGCTTGTCTTTGATAATGGGCAAGATTAAGATAAGCAATGTCCAATAAAGGAGGTTTGCTTGTCATATTGTCTACTTTGCCGGAATAAATAGTAACTAAGGGTATTTCACCAAGAGAAAAATTACCAGATTCAGCTAACTCAAAATCCTTTTCATTTGGAGTACCCTGCATATTACCAGCGTATGCACCATCATTTTCTTCGTACATATCTTCAACAGTTTCTTTTCTTCTAAATACACGATAACGACCAGGTTCTATAACTCTCATCTGATCATAAATCTTTTCACCAAAAGCACCATCGGGTAATACAGCTTTTTCTGCAATTCTTACTTGTATTAGATTTCCATAGTTAGATTCTCTATCTAATCTCCAACCATAAATATTTGTTGGGTCGACTTCTATCCAATAAGGTCTGCGGTTTTGTGAACGCTCTTCAGCTAAACTGACAGCCCCACCAGGTGCAGGATAATCTACAAGAATATGACTTTGACCATAAGTAAGAGAACACATCAATAATCTTCTTGCATATTCATCTAAATCTGATTTA